ATGAGATTAAAATTAAAAGTTGATTTACAAGACGGCGTAGCGCCAGTCGAGTTAACAACAAATATGTTTGTTATCTGCGAGTGGGAAAAAACTGAGGGTCGCAAAATTAGTGACGGCAAAGGTATTGGCTACACCGATCTAGTTTGTTGGGCATACAACTTGCTGAAACTTAGCGGCCAAAAAATGCCTGCAACATATCGTGATTGGGTTAAAGAAAATCCAAACATGACTATTGAGGCAATAGACGAGACAGACCCAAACCATACGGCGTAGGCAGTTACCGACGGCAACTAGCAGAATTGTTAGTCGCAACAGGGTATTGGCCTACGACAATCGAGTTTGACACGCGCGACCTGATCACGGTGATTACGCTATTGAATAAGCAAAAGAGGTAGCGCAATGCCAGCATCAACAACTATTGAGATCGTCGGGGTTAAGCAGACGATTAACTCTTTGCGTAAAATTGACCCGCAACTGCAAAAAGATTTTAAGGCAGACGCAACTGCGATAGCAGCGCCAGCGCTTAAAGCAGCGCAAGATGTTTACAAAGTATTTGCAGTTAAATTACCGTTATCGGGCATGAAATATAAATGGCGAGAGGAAGGCCGTGATCGTCTTAACTTTCCGTTTACGGTTGCAAAAGCAGTTAACGGCGTAAAAGTTAGATTTGATACACGTCGAGGCGCTGTAGGCGTAATTCTTATTGAGCAAAAAGACCCAGCAGCCGCAATCTTTGAAACAGCCGGTCGTGCTAACTCAAACAAATTAGGTAACGCACTTGGGTTTGTTGGCGCTGGTCGCACTCGAATAATTGGGCCAGCCGTGTATAAAGCGCGTCGCGGTATTGAAACCGAGATGACAAAGATGATCGCTAAAACTATGCGCGTTGTGCAAAGCGAGATTTAGTCATGGCACTATCTATACCTATTGTCAGCGAGTTTGACGGCAAGGGCATTGACAAAGCAATTAAAGAATTTAAGCAGTTAGAAACTGTTGGCGAGAAGGCACAGTTTGCTATTAAGAAAGCGGCGATACCTGCAGCGGCTGCAATTACGGCGGTTGCAGGTGCGTTGGGTTTGGCGGCTAAAGCGGCAGCCGAGGACGAACAGCAACAAGCAATTTTGGCTAACACAATGCAAAATGTTGTTGGCGCTACTGACGCAACGGTTGCGGCAACTGAGGACATGATCTCGGTTATGTCGAGGGCAACTGGTACGGCTGACAGCGAGTTACGGCCAGCGTTTGCTGCATTGCTTGTAGGTACAAAAAATGTTGGCGAGGCAACTAGCGCGTTAGGTATTGCACAAGATATTGCAACGGCTACTGGCACAGATTTAGCAACGGTAAGCGACGCGCTTGCCAAAGCGTATGCAGGCAACATGAAAGGTCTTGCAGCGCTGTCGCCTGAAATGAAAGGTTTAATAAAAGACGGCGCTGATCTTGACACGGTAATGCTTGCGTTAAACGACAACTTTGGTGGAGCCGCTGCTCGATCAGCAGGCACGGCGGCAGGTCAATTTAAAATCTTAAAAAATAGTATTGGCGAATTTCAAGAAAGTCTTGGCGCATTGTTGTTGCCAGTAATTATGCAAGTTTTGCCAAAATTGCAAATGTTGGCAGATTGGGCGCAAGCAAATCCTGAAAAATTTATGAACGTCGCTAAAGCAGTTACAGCCGTTTCAGTAGCGGTACTTGCTATGAACATTGCAGTCAATGCTCACCCTTTAATTGCAATTGGAAGTGCGTTATTAACTTTGGCTGGTTATTTAGTTTTTGTATATAACAAATTTGAAACATTTCGCAACGTTGTTAACGGCGTATTTAATTCGATTATGGCAACAATGCAAGGTTTTGTTAACGCGTTTAATTCTGTCATTAACGTTTTAATTCGTGCTTACAATTTGTTAAATTTTGGCAGCGACGTTCCGTACATTCCTCAAATCACATTGCCACGTATGGGTGGCGAAAACGTTAGCGCAGTTAGTGGCGGTGGTGCGGCTCGAGAAGGTGGCACAGGCTCTATCACGCCTAGTTTGCCAAGTATGCCTAGTTTGGTAAACCCAATTAGAGGCGGTGGCGGCGGTGGTGGCGGCGCTAGTGGTAGTGCTGGTGCAGCGTTAGGCGTTCAAGGGTTAGGCGGCGCAGAAATAGGCGCGCTAACAACATTTGGTAACGCTGAGCGCATTGCAGCGCGTAGTAGCGGTGGCGTAACAATAAACGTGACAGGCGGTATGTCAACTAGCGCCGAAATCGGTCAAAGCGTGTTAAACAGTTTGTTGGCCTACCAGCGCACTAACGGGCCACTCGACTTACAGATTGCGTCGTAATGGCAGGTACAGCCGTTGTTGCTAGTGGCAACTATGACTTAGAGATTGACACAGGGTTTTTGCAAGACGCATTTTTGCTTGACGACTTGACCGCTGGCGTACTCGATAACACTCAATATGTGCTTGACGGTACAACAGATTTTGCGAGCGTGCTTGACGGCGTAAACAGCATCACGGTTAAGCGTGGGCGACGCGATCAGGGCGACCAATTTAGTGCTGGCACTATGTCGTTTAATATGCTTGACACGGCAGGTATTTTTAACCCGTTTGATACGCAGTCGCCGTACTACGACACACCGCAAGCGCAACCGGGTCTTGCACCTATGCGTCGAGTGCGTTTGTCGCGTTACAGTTCGCTGAACGTCAAAGAGTACCTTTTTGTTGGCGTGATCGTGAATTTCAATTACAATTTTGCGCTTGGCGGTCTTGACACCGTGACCGTTTTTTGTGCAGACGATTTTTATTTGTTGGCACAAACATTTTTAGACGAATTTAATGTAAGCGAACAGTTGTCAAGCGCTCGAGTCACAGCAGTATTAGATCGGCCTGAGGTTGCGTTCCCAGCGTTAACGCGTGACATTGCTACAGGCACTCAGACGCTTGGCGGTGCGTCGGCGTTTACAATTCCGCAAGGCACAAACGTGCTTGGCTATTTGTCTGACGTGAACGAGGCTGAGCAGGGTCGCCTGTTTATGTCTCGTGACGGCGATCTAGTCTTTGACGCTCGACTAGGCACAACGCTTACACCGTCGGTAGCGGACTTTCATGACGACGGCACAGAAATTCCATTTAACGGAATTGGCATAACTTTTGAAGCCGATCAGGTGACCAATAGGGCAGTTGTACAAATATTGGGCAGTAACAATCCGCAGGTCGCTGACGACGCTGGCAGTCAAACCAAATATTTTGTTCAGACCTACAGCATCACTAACAGCCTTTTACACAACGACAGCGCCGCACTTGACTTAGCAACTTATTTGCTTGACCCTGAACCTGAGGCACGATACACGTCTTTGGCTACGTCGTTTGCTTTGTTGACTAGCGCGCAACGTGACACGGTGGCCGTGATTGACGTAGGCGACACGATCACAATTGAAAAATCGTTTACGTCAGGCGTAACAACTACCGAGTTGGCACAAGAATTGGCAGTCGAAGGCATTGAACATACGATCAGCGTCAATACCGGGCATAGCGTTACTTATTACACGTCGCCAACTATTGTCGTTTATGAACTGATACTTGACGACACGTCGTTTGGTATCATCAACGCAGACAACGCTCTAGGGTAAAGTAGGCAAATATGACAACACCGTTCCCGTTTGTTGCTGGTCAGGTTTTGACGGCCGCGCAACTTAACGACATACAAAATTTACCGATATCGGATAAAACTGCGTCTTACACGCTGGTTGCTGCAGACGTAACTAAGCGCACAATAATGAATAATGCAAGCGCTACAACAATCACGGTTGATAACTCAATTTTCACAGTTGGCGATGTTATTCAAGTCGCTAACAAAGGTGCAGGCACTTGCACAATTACTGCGGGTGCAGGCGTAACTATTAACACAAGCGGTTCGCTTGCTTTGGCGCAATATGGGGGCGGCTATTTACTTGCATTGTCGGCGTCAACTTTTACTTTTTTTAACTTAAGTGGCGGCAAGGCGTTGCCGTCTGCTGTTAATTATCTTGTTGTCGCGGGCGGTGGCGGTGGCGGTGCAGGTCAAGACGCTGAAATTCGTGGCGGTGGTGGCGGTGCTGGCGGACTTCGAAGCACAGTTACGGCAACCGGTGGCGGTGGCACTTTAGAAACTGCGTTCGCACCTACTAGCGGTGTTACTTACACAATTACGATTGGCGCTGGTGGTGCTGGCGGTGGCAACGGCCAAGCAGGTTTTGCTGGTACTGCATCAAGTATTGCTGGCACAGGTTTAACAACAATTAGTTCAACAGGTGGCGGTGGTGGCGGTTTTTACAATGTTTCGCCGTCAACAGGCGGTTCGGGCGGTGGCGGCGGTCATGCGTTAGTTGCAAATACTGCTGGTGCGTCAGGCACAGCAAACCAAGGTCGTGCAGGCGGTAATGGCGTAACTTACGGCGGCGCAGGTTCGGGTGGTGGCGGCGGTGGCGCAGATGTGGCTGGTAGTGCTGGTGCTACATCAACAGGCGGTGCGGGCGGTGCAGGCGTAGCGACAAGCATCACGGGTTCGTCAGTAACTTACGCTGGTGGCGGTGGCGGCGGTGGCCAATCGGTTGCTGGTGCAGGCGGTTCGGGCGGTGGCGGTGCTGGCGGAATACCAAACAATAACGGCACAGCAGGTACAGCAAATTTGGGTGGCGGTGGCGGTGGCGGTGCGCGTAACTCAGTTGGCGGCACTAACCCTGGCGGTGCTGGCGGTAAAGGCGTGATCATTTTGCGAACACCTGACACAGTTGCACTAGCAACGTCTTTTAGCGGAACAATTACAAACCCAACAGGTTTTTATGTTTACACATTTAATGACAGCGGCACTATTAAGTGGGGTTTGTAATGGCGTATTTTGCAAAACTAGAAAACAATGTTGTTACCGAAATTATTTCAATAAGTAACAATGTTTGTGGTGAACCGACTTTGATATTTCCTGACACCGATAGCGCTGGTCGAGCGTTTATTGCTAACACTTTAAAGTTTGCTGGCGTGTGGGCGCAAACAAGTTATAACGCAAATTTTCGTGGGTGCTACGCAGGTATTGGATACACGTTTGACCCGTTACTGGGCGAGTACGGCGAATTTGTGCCACCGTATGTTGAACCAATTGAACTAGCCGACGAACCGTAATGCAATGCGGTACGGGCTATTTGCGTTAATACTTATGTTGACCGCTTGCGAAAGTACACGCGACAACACGATTACAGTTAATCACGGGTCAAAAACAT